CGATGACGCGGGCGGGATCGGCGGAGGTCACAGCACGCCGCCCTCGTGCCCGCCATCCTTGGTGGCGTAGCGCAGCACGGCATCCTGACCGGGGATATGCGGGAAGCCGCGGAAGTTGGTGGTGTTGGCGAACTTCGCCCCGCAGGTCTCCATCCGCTTGTCGCAGCCCGCACGGATGGTGAAGGCGTCGTCCTCGGCAATCGCGCGCACCGGCGCCTCGAGCAGGGTCAGGATTGCCACGCCGTCCGCTACGTCATGGCCCAGCACCTCGGTGCGCCGCCCCGCGTTTGCGCCGCTCGTCCATTCGACGGTACCGAAGGTGAACCAGCCGGCCTCAAAGTCGCCGAGACCCGAGGCTGTGAAGGCCCGGTCGCGCAGGAGATCGATCACGACCCCGGTGCCCTTAAAGGCCGTGTTCTCCAGATCGACGCGGCAGCGCGTATCGCCGAGCGCGGCGTCACAGGTCGCCTGAAAGGTCCGCCCGACCGTCTGGCCGAGGACATGCGCGAGCGAGCGGACCTCAGCTACGAAGGCCAGCCGCCCGCGCCGGATCTGGCCGATCGCCCCGCGCCGCATCAGCACGCGTTGGCCGGTGTCGGCCCAGTTCACGCGCCAGACCTCGACCTCGGCATTATCCCAGCGGCCGTCGAGGATGTCGGTCTCGGTGATCCGGTCCGAGGTCAGCACGCCCTCGGCGTCCTGCGCATCGACCGACAGGTCCGAGCCCGAGCGCACCTCGGACGCCGTCAGCCCGCTCTCGGGCTCGAAATCGGTGCCATCGAAGGTCAGCGTCCGGTCATGGTCGGTGAAGCCGAAGGTGACGCCATCGGCGCGACTGATCCGCCAACACCAGGCGAGCGTGGTCGTGCCCTCGTCGAGATGGGCCTGCAGGGCGGGATCAAGTGTCTTCATCGGCGCAGTTCCAGAAGCGGGATGGAGGTGATCGAGCCGAGCCGCTCGAGATCGAGCGTCACATCGAGCGCGTCGGTGTCGAAGCGGACCGGCACGTCGAAGGCGAAGCCCGCGGTAATCGTGACGCCCTCGGCGGGCGCGCTGTCCAAGGTGACGATGCCGGTGGTCGTGTCGACGGACCAGCCGCCCGACTGTTCGGCGCCATCGAGGGCGACGCGCACCGTGCCAGCGACGGGCTTGGTGATCGTTCTGGTCCATATCTGGCTGCCCGAGGCGTAGCGCTTCACCAGCTGGAAGGCGGTGGTCGCGCCGTCGCCGGTGCCAATCGACTGATCGGTCAGCGATGGCGTTCCTGAAGGCAGACAGGACTTGTGATCGCCCCAGTCCTTGAAGCGAAACCCGTGCAGGCGACCGTTGCGCGCCTCGAAGAAGGCGACCACGGCCGCCAGATCGTCCGCGCGGCGGATGCCGTAGGCGACATCGTAGCGGCGTCGCGAGTTGGCCCAACTGGCGTTGCGCTCCTCGTCGCCCGAGGCGAGTTCGACGATCTGGGTGCGGCGTTCCGGCCCGCCGCGTGCGCCCCGGCTGATATTGTCGGGAAACCGGACCTCATGAAACGCCATCACATGCCCCTCCGCCCGAGGGACACGGCGCGGGCGATATCCGCCGCGACCTGCGTCCGGGATTGCCGGAAGCTCTCGGCGTCACGGGTCATGATGGTGACGTTGATCCCACCGCCTCCGCCATACGATTGCGCCTCACGCCGCGACAGCACGCGTTCACCGCGCTGCAGGATTGCGGGCACCTCGTCGTGGCGAAGTCCGGCCATACCGCCGCCATGCATCCGAGGCGCAGCGGCGAAAGCCATGGCCGGGACCATGCGCGAAGGCCCGCCCGATCCAACAATGCCGCCCGCATGCAGGATGTTCGCGAAGATACCACCCGCGCCGCCAAGCGCGCCGGAAAGCGCATTGGCGATCGGCCCCAGGATGAACCGACGCGCCGCCAGCTTGGCGAGGTCGGCGATGAGAGAGGTGACGAGGTCACGGAAGTTCAGCTTGCCGGTCTTCACGAACTCGCCGACCGCGTTCTCGGCCGACTGGAACGCGCTGACGAGGCTCTGGCCTATATCGCCGCCGATGTCGCGCGCCTTGCTGGCATAGTCGGAAAGTGCTGCGGTGACCGCCTGCCAGCCGGTGACGGCGGCTTCGGTATTGGGTTCGGCGGCGGCCGCTGCAGCCCCGACCGCTGCGCCCGCACCCGTGGCCGCCTGTCCGGCATCGCCAAGGGCTGTCTCGAACCGCGCCGCCGCGTCGGTGGCTTCGGTCAGCGCATCGGCGCCATCGTCATCGCTGCCCCGCACCGCATCGCGCAGCGCCTGCCAGCTGGCGAGTGGCGCACGCGCACCTTCTGCCAAATCCCGCGCTGCACCGCGATACGTGTTGGCCGTGGCAAGGGCAACATTGGCAGCCGTGGTAAGCCCGAGATCGGGGGCCGTGAGCGGGTTGTCCTCAAAGGCACGGTCAAAGGCAGTCTGTGCGGCAGTCGTCGCGGCAGTCGCAGCACCCTCGAAGCGGTTCTCAAGCTGGCCCAGCTCAAGATCCGGGATAATCGAGATCCGTCGTTCGGACCCGAGCGCTTCCAGCCCCTGATTGATGCCGCCGATGAAGCCGTTGATCCGAGAAACAACGCCGTTCAGCATCGCTTCGACACCGTCGATCAGGCTGTTCGCCGCCTGGAACGCGAGGTCGCCAATCGTGGCGGGCAGCATTCCCCAGATCGCCTTGATTGTCTCATAGGCACCCTCAAAAGTGTTCGCGGCCGTGTTGCCAAAAGCCACCACGCTCTCGATTGCGCTCTGCATGCCGGAGGCGGCATCGGCCTTCAGATCGAAGAACATCGCCGTGGTCGCAGCGCCCGCCGCCGCAGCCCCCATCTTGATCCGATCCCAGACTTCGACGGCAAGGTCCTTCAGGAGCGACATCGCCGCGCCAAAGCCGCCCGCGCCGGAGACGAGGCGCGTGAACCGGTAGACGAGCTCGCCCGCGCCGACGATAAGCGCGCCGATGCCGGTGCGGATCAGCGCGCCGCGCAGGACGACCAGCGCCGTGGCGAGGCCACGGACCGAAAGCGCGGCAGCGGCCATTCCCGCCACCCAGCGGCTCGCGAGAAAGGCCGCGAAGGTGGCGGCGTAGGTGGTCAGGCGGCCGATGTTGTCGAAGAGCCCGCGGATCGAGGTGCCCAGCGGACCCGTGCGGCTGGCGATGGCCGCCATGGCGTTGGCGACGGCCTCCAGCGCGGGTGCCGCGGCGACCGCGAGCTGGTTCGACAGGCCGCGCCAGATCAGCCCGAGGCGCGAGATCGCGTCGTTCGTCCGCTCGATCTGGTCAGCGTCCTGCTCGGAGACGACAACCCCGAAGGCGCGCACGTCCTCGGTGGCCTGGCGCAGCGTCGCGGTGTCGATCCGGCTCATCGCAATGGAGCCTTCCTCACCGAAGAGCTGCCCCGCGACGGCCGCGCGTTCGGCAGCGGGCACGAAATCCTCGATGGCGGCGTTGATCGCCCCCACACGCTGGTCCAGCGGCAGAGCGATCAGCTCGCCCGCCGAAAGCCCGAGCCGGTCGAGCGCGTCGGCGGCAGGGCCGGTCCCGGCGGCCGCTTGGCTGAGCCGACGCGTCAGATCCTTGGTGGCCTGCTCGATGCCGGACATCGACACGCCGGCGAGTTCGCCCGCGCGCTCCAGCGTCTGGATAGAGGTAACGGTGGTGCCGAGGGACTGGGCGAGCTTGGCCTGCGCATCGACCGTCTGCAGCCCGGACCGGACCATTGCCACGCCCGCGGCTGCAGCGGCGGCCACGGCGGCGGCGGCCGCGACCCGGACCCGGCGCGAGAAGGCCGCCAGCCGGGCGTTGGCCGCTTCCATCTCGCGGCTGAGCCGTCCGAAGCCGCGCGACCCGGCCTCGCCGACACCTTCCAGCTCGGCGCGCACTTGTCGCCCGCCAACTGCGGCAAGGCGAACGGAAACGCGCTTCTCAGCCATTGCTTTGATCCATCTGTTCGTTGAGCTTTGCGACCATCACCGCTTCGATGACGGGCAGCAGTTCGGCCATGGCGAGCGGCGGCACGCCGAGGGCGTCACCGAGCGCCAGCGCCGCCGACATGTCCCAGCCGATCACGGTGCCAGGTAGGACGCGGAGTTGGCCGCCGAGACGGCGGACGAGGTCCCAGACTTGCCAGCCTTCATAGGTCAGCGGTCGGTTCAGCCGCGCCGGACAGTCTTCGCAGGCTTGCGCGCAGGCGTCGCAGTAGCAGTCGCCCCCGCCGAAGGACCATTCGGCGAGAGCGCGGAGGCGTTTTTTTCCTGTCCCAGCAGCAGGCCCTTGGAGACANCGGCGAGAGCGCGGAGGCGTTTTTTTCCTGTTCCAGCAGCAGGCCCTTGGAGACATAGGTCAGCTGGAAGGCCTCGAAGATCGGCCAGACGTCGAGCAGCGCGTCGATGGCCTCAGGGTTCGGCTCGATTGCGTTGCCATCCGCATCACCGATGCCCTCCCAGAACAGCACGGCCCGCCGCGCTAGCGCCTTGGCGAAGGCCACCGCGCGCTCCTCGTCGGAGGCTTCCTCGGGCACCGCCTCGACAGCGGGATCGCTGCGCGTCGCTACCATCAGCGCGGTTGTCAGCGGGCGCAGCTCCACCCGGACGCCAGGGGAGAGGTCGTGCCAGCGCGGTTCATTTGTCAGGTCGAGCGTCAGCATCAATAAACCTCAATGTCGTTGATCAGGGTCGCCGTGCACATCCGACCGACGACGCTGTCCCGCGCCGCCTGCCAGTCGAAGGTGGCCTGTACGCCCTGCGGCCCTGAAATCTCGATCCGGGGGCGCGGCAGGTAGACGGCGTGCACGGTTAGGCGCAAGCTCTCGCCAGAGGGCAGCACATAGGCGAACTCGAGCTCGCAGGGATCGCCATTGATCGCTTGCGTCACCAGCGTCTGATCGGCAAATCGGACCTCGATGGAGCCGGTCAGCGCGGCGATAGAGGGGTCTGCCCCATCAATGCGGCCATCGGACCGGATGGTCTCGATGCGGTCGAGGTTGTTGGCATAGGTGATATCGGCCGAGACGACGTTGCCGAGGGCGGAGCCATTGCGGGTGATCGCCCCATTGAAGTGGCCGAAGCGCTGCAATTCGAGAGTGGCAGGCGTGCCTGCACTGGTCGTAGTTCCAATCGACTCGCCCTGCGCTACCAACCGCGCGGTGGCGGTCAGGAGCCCCGAGCGCTGCATCTGCCAGGTGATTTGGTCGAGCACGCAGCCCGAATACATCGCAAATCGCGGCACTTCGGGCATGCCGGTCTCGATGGACATGCTGGGCAGCGTCCAGGACCCCGACTGAAACTCGTGCGTCCAGGGGCCGATGCCAGTCGTGGTTGGATCACCAAAAGCCGCCTTCAGCCAGAAACCGAAGGCCTCGGCGTCAAGCGGTACGACGACATCGCCGTCCGCCGTCACCGCGTCCTTGATCGGGGCCAGCGGGTCGCGGCCGTAGCCCAGCAGTTCGGAATTGAGCAACGGCTGCTCGGCGCCCAGCGACGTGCTGGCGAAGGGCATCTTGGTGAAACCGCCCACCGGGGGCGTTCCATAGGTTGTCTCGAACGCTAGCGCCATCTGCGCGCGCGCCCCCTGGGCTCGTGCCATTGTGTTCTCCTCGGATTGTCGGGATCAGCCGAGCGGGTCGGCCGTGGAATAGTGCAGCACCACCGGGATCACGGCGGCCTTCAGGCTCGCGGCGCCCTCGACCGGCAGATCAACCGGGCGCGGCGCTTCGGCTTCGATCCAGTCGCAGAGGCCGCCCAACGTGCGGTCGGCGGCGATGTTCGTGCCGATGCTGGCGGTCAGCACGTCGAAGGCGGCGTCACGGGCGGTGCCCTGAATGACCGCCTCGATCTCTGCGCGGTGCTGGTAGTGGTAGCGCAGCGGCGACAGCGTCACCTCTGGCTCTCCCGGCTCACCGTTGCGCAGGATCAGCAGCCCCTCGGCCGGCACGCGCTCGGGAAGGACTTCTCCCCGCAGTGTGGTGGCGGGCAGCGCCGAGAGCCGCGCGTGCAGCGCGGCGAGGATGGTTTCGCGTGGGGTGGGCATTGCTTCTCTACGAGATACCGGCAGTAATGGTGTTCGAAATGCTATCCATCTCGCCGAAGGTCTATAAATGCTTGCAGAAGACTGGTTAGAACGCAGCCAGCCAGGTTATCGTGAACTGGCCCAGGGCGAGAGGTCAGCAGTTGCTGGGTTTTCGATTATATGGAGCGTCTTTGAAGCGGCCGCGCTATCGGGAAGTGGAAGCGTTCGTTCGATTAGCCAATTTATTGACGGAAACAGGGAGGCGCTTGTTGATTTCACACCACTTCAAGCACCCCTTGATTACTTCCAAGACCGTTATGTCGAGGAAGGCAACATTAACTTCAGGTTTGACCATTTGAACTTCCGAAGAAACGATAATCGCGAACTTGTCGAATCCGTATTGCTTGGGAGAAATGACGACAACGCCGAAAAAGTGAAAGCCTTGCTCATTATCGTATATCGGCTGAGGAACAACCTTTTTCATGGCTTGAAGTGGGCGTATGAAATGCGTGATCAACAAGCGAATTTTGAGCATGGCATACTGGTCATGACCAATGTCTTAGATTGCTGCCGCAGATAGTCTCACGGACTTCGAAGCGGCTGTGCTAGCTCACTTTCATCGGTTATCCACCCAATTTGCCACGATCAGCCCCGGAACTCTGTCGCGCGCCTGCTCGGCGTCGCGGTCGAGGTCCAACCGCTTCGGCAGCTTGACTTGCGGGACCAGCAAAAAGATCGGCGCGGTGACCTGGTTGCGGCCGGTCTTTGAGCGCGAAGCCACCGCCTGACCGCGTTTGTTGATGCGAGCTCGATCAGCGACGAGCAGGCTCGGACCTCTGTGGCGATAGACGAACCGCAGGCGCAGGCCGTGACGCCGTTCCCATTCGCCCGGCGTGATCCGGCGGCCCCGCAACCCACGGCCCGCAGCTTCGGTCGGGATCGCGAGGTAGAACCCATCTTTCGAGCGGATCAGCGGACCAGTGTCGTGGGCCCCGACAATGGTCGGAGCTTTGGACCAGACCAGCGCGGCGGCATCAAGGCTTTCGCCTGCGCGCGGGAAGGTCTGACTACGGATCGAGTTGGCGAGCCGTCGCCCGAGACCTGCACCGGTGATCTGCGTCCGCCACGAAGACTTCAACCCGGTCCCGGCCTCGCGCATGGCGGCCGTGACGGCTTTCTCGCCCGCCTTCACCTCGGCAGCCATGGCAGCGACGAGATCGGGCGTGATGTCGAGCTTCAGCTTCATGCCGGGCGCAGGTCCACAGTCCAGACGAGCCGCTCACGGTCGCGGACGGGCTCCCCCTGGATAAGGAACGCGTCTCCGTCGATTTCCAGGCGGTCGCCGGGGCGCGGGTTCGCGACATCGGCCAAACGAAGGTCGAGCCGAGTTGTTTCGGACCAGAGCCGCGCGTCGCCAAAGTCGGTGATTGCATCCGCCTGACGGGCCACAACGCGCACCAGCACAGGCGCGCCGCCATCGGAGGTGAACACCGCTTCCCGCCCGATGTTGGGATCCGAGAACAGCGCATCAACGATGGCGGAAAACGCCATCATCAGAAGCTCGCGTTCAGGCGCACCCGGCCGATGGTGTCACCGGCCCCGCCGGCCACGGCCTCCGTTGCAACACCGATCAATGTGTTCGATGTGGCCACGCTTGTGGTGCGCTTATTGGTGTCGTCCCAATAGACTTTCGCGCCCACGGTCCAGGCCTGCGAGCCAACCTTGGTGAGGTCGAACACGCCGGTCAGGGCGGCTTCGACAGGATCGTTCAGGTCGGCGTCTCCGGCGGCGATGCCGAAAATGGAGCCGACGAGCAAGCCATCGCCGGAGGTCACAGCATAGGGTGCGCTGAGGGAGATCGTACTGCCGGGCTGGACGTAGTTTTTCATGATGGGGATCCTTGTGGAATGACGAAGGGCGGCCCATCAGGACCGCCAACGTGTTAGGGTTCAGCATGGGAACCGGTTACGCACCGGGGTTCTTATAAAGACCGCGCCAGTCGATGGCCTTGGCGCCGAAGTCGAGGCGGCACTTGATCTCGACCCCGTCGACGTCGAAGCCGTTGCGGGTCTCGATGTAGGCGCCCTGCTGACCCTCGAGGTAGGCGTACTCGATGGTGTCGATCTGGTTAGGGCTCGCGGCCAGATACCAGGCGGTCTCGC